TTTTCCTTTTTGGATCTGGTGGGTATATGTCATTTTCTACCAAGATTGAGGACCATGTAAACCCCCTAATTAGGCTATTCTTTCTGAAATATAACCTATATCTTGTGGTTCGCTTTTGATTTTAAAATACGACTTGGTAAAAGTTTCCGTCTTGGGAAGTGTCTTCATATCATGCAAATAGATCTGAGGAAGGGTATAGACTGGCCGACCTGGTTGCAGCTCTTGGATATCATTGTAGTCCAGTACCTCTTGCCCTAAAGCCCAACCACGGAAGACCACGATAGGCAATCGGAAGCACGTCACAAAGACATAGACATCTTCCGGGTATTCCTTGCCATGGTCTTTTAAGTGGTACAACAGTCGGCCATTTGGCCAGTAGGTTGAGCGCACTTGATACCCACCAACATCAGACCGCGAATTTCTATAATCCGTGTTGTGCCATTCCAAGCCAGTACGGATTTGGAAAGCACATTCCGCTACGGCACCTATGGCATCGTTCATATAAATTTCACTCTCACTTCCCTTTTGATCGGCAAATATTTTCTTGTGCATGATGCCGCTGCAGCGGCGCAAGGCTCCCACATACAAACCTCGCCACAGTTGCTGCTCAGTCAACTTGAGGGAGATGGAATTCTCGTTACACTTGTCATTTTTCATGAGAATAACCCACTCTCTTTCAGCCGTTGGATGATTTCAGGATCATGTACTTCGCGGCATATCCAAAACTTGTGCGGTATTCCTTGCTCATCAACATGAAAGTCTATTGGTGTTGCTATGGTGACTTTTCCTTTTTCCTTACCAGGTATCTGATAACCAATTAGATTATGGCCTTTCATTGGATTGTCTCTCCTATTCATGTACTTCTGAATTGACTCGTTTTCCATCATCCCACTGGCTATGGTCCAGCCCAAGGAATACACACACCGCTATCAGTTGGTCCTTCCCATAGAATTGATAATTTGCAAATGTTTTTGGGATTTCCTCTTCGCCAATCAACCACAACCAGGTCCAATAATGGTCGAGGCTTCGAGCGGCACTTAGGCCGCGACAATGATTGGCCTTGTCCCACGCGAACGGCATGTAACTTTTCATTTCTTCAATCGGATCTAATCCTTCTTCCTTTCTCAAATTATTCCATTCTTCCTCCGTGCGTTCAAGCTTGAGGTAAGGATGTGCAAATTTATAATCCAAGTACATAATCAAATCACTTTTCTTGATTCCAAGGAAGTCATCGACATGGCTAAAGGAAATCACCTGGTGAAAAATTTCCTCTTGGCTTCTCATCATTTTCCGTTCTGTGTTCTGTTCCATTTTTTATCCCTCCAAAGTTTGCCACTGGCCGAAGTGTTCCAATGTAGAACGACTCAGCCCATTTCAATTCGTGCCGTGCAAAAAGCAGGTAAGAAATACGATCAGTGTTTTTTAAAATATGGTGCCCATTCAGGCGGCATCGGTTTGAAAGACTGACGCTCAACCCTACGTAGCGAATCTCTTCATTCAACCAGATGAAATATATTCCAGACTTTTGGGGCAATCCCTCACCTTTATCTGTTGGGACAAGATAACCAAATGGTGGGTATGGATACTGGCTTGTTGAAATGCCTTCTTCCATCATGGATTTTTTTTCAATGTGGTGGGCAATAATCTTTTGCGCTTCCGCTTCTGCATTCTTGATGATTGTCCAAAGGCTAACTAATCGTTTTCGTGCATTGCGTAATTGGGTAGCCATGTTTTTCCGCGATGTGGCCCGACATTTCTTTTCTCTCTCAATAAAGTTGAAAACAGATGGCTTTTGTAATGACACCTTCAGGATTGTCCTGGCTTCACGCTTCAATACGGCGTTGAATTCTTCCACGAAATATCTCTGTATCTTTTCGTATTGCCAATGATTCATCATTTCGGCTTTATCGCCATGTGATATTTTTCGTAAAACATTTCTTGCAATTCGTTCAATGAATTGATGGACCCTACCTTCCTCTGCATAGGACAGTTGATCCTCAATAGATAGATCAGAAAATTTTAGTATCCGTCCTTCATCATCAAGCAAGTGCATTTTGGATTTCGTTTCCAATAATTCACCTTCCAATCTTCACAGTATATTCCAGCCCGCCATTGAACAGGACGGTATAGGCAAGGCTTAAGAAAAAGATGGACATCGAAAGTAAAACAACAATCAAGGCCACGTCACGGAAAGTATATTTTTTAAAGTCAATCATTGAATTGGTTTCCTTGTGCGTTTCTTTTTAGCATCGTCAAATCCAATATCATACCCTCTGTAGTAGGCCACCTCTAAGGCTCCCGCTACCGTTCCAATCAATTGGTATAGTGTGTTTACAATTCCAACTAAGCCATCATTCCCACCCCCACACATCAAGTCTTTAACAGGGATGCCTTCTAAGGATTTCATTAACTCATCAACTATAGGGACTTTGTGTATAACGGATGGCATTGTCAGCTCCTCTTCTTGTGATTTTTCAAATCGTGCTCGTTCCATAGATGCAGCACTTTTACAAGATCGTTGGCAATATATTTTGTTGTCACGATTGGTTGAATAAAACTTCCCACACTTCAAACAACGGCGATGTTGTTTCTTACAAGACTTTGATTTCAGATCCGTTCGCATTTTTCTCCACCATGATTTGCTGTTCGAATGTACCCTGAATTCCTTCCACATGGCTGATAACGAGGATCAATCCAAAGGCACTCTCTAGCTTGCTTAAACATTCTCTCAGCAGTGCCAAGCCATCCTGGTCTAAACTTCCCAGTCCTTCATCAATGATGAGGGTTTCCATTTTGGAGCCAGCTCTGTTCATCAAGAGTTGAGACAATCCAAATCGTAACGCTAAATCCAGTCTGAACTTCTCGCCACCTGAATAGTTTTCATATGGCTTTTCCCCAAAGACATCCCGTACCAGAATGTCCAAAGTTTCGGCTAGCCTGTCACTGTTTTTCAAAGCCTTTTGTGTTTCCAATCGAATCCTCATTCCTGAAGGGCTGATCTTTTCTAAAATGGAATTCGTGGCCGCTTCCAAAGTGGGTACGGCTCCTTCCATAATCATGACCGGAATGGTGGTGTAATAATTATGCAGGCGGGTATAGCCATCGTGGTTGGTTTGGGCATCCGTCAATCGTTCCTTCATCTCATTCCATTGCCCTTGGGCCGCAACAGCTTGAACCTTTTGTTGTCGAAGACTTCCTAGCTTCTCGGTGATGTCTTGCATCTCACCAACATAAAAAGCCTTCTTCTTTTGTAGCGAAGTGCCTACATCTTGGGAAGATTGAAACCAGTCTTTCAAGGCTTGTTCCTCAACGGCCTTGGATTCTTTTACCTCTATCTCTTTGATGATCTTATGCAACATGAGGTTTTGAGACTTGGCCACTTCAAAAAGCTTTTCGACTTCCTTCAACGCACTTTCCAGCTCGGGTTTCATCTTGGCTGTTGGCCAGATCCCTCGCATCTCATCTTGTAATTCTTCAAGGTCTTCCGTGAAGCAAACCCTACTCACCATAATCTCATGGCGCGTCAATTTGATGGCTTCAAGTTTGGCCATGGTGGGAGTATTTGAAAGGTTTGTGATTTGCTCGCGCCTGAGTGTTAAATCGCTTTCGTATTCAGGCAATTGTTCCCTAAGAAAATCACGCTGTTCTAAAATGCCCAACTGGGTTTTCTTGGTTGGCAATCCTTCTATTGCCTTGACCGCTTGGAGGGTGAATTGGCATCTCCGTTGTAGTTCCATGAAGCAAGGCACCACATCCAATAATTTCCCCTGTCTAATGTTTTGTGCAATTTCATCCTGCAGATTCCCTAGCTTCACATTCTTCTCACTGAGGATCAATTCTTGTTTGTGTTCCAGGGTTTTCAATTCAGATTGCACACGTCCCAGCGTTCCATCTTCACGGGATTTCCTCTCAAGCAAACTGTGAATATTTTTTTCAATATTCAAAAGGGCATTGGTAATTTTGGTTTCGGCATTCCGTTTCTCTTCAAAGGTCAGTGTCAACTTTGCATGTTGATCGGCACTTGCAAGAATTTCGTCTTTGCGTTTTATCAGGATATGACAATAAT